TCTTCTGCAAGATACTCTGTTACACTTCTGCCGTCTTCGTTCTTAATCTTTTGGTCTAAGATTTCTTGGTGAACCAACTGCTTCATATCTGGGTCCATCAAGTTATCTTCAATAAAGTGCATTATTTCGTGATAAGCAGCATTAGAAGATATAGTACCATTTTCTAACTGATTAAGTGTAGCTTCTACACCTTTGATGAATCCGTGAACTCTGTTTCCGTTAAGCTCTAATTCTGATGCAAATTTAAACCCACCAGTCTTTGCAAATATTCCAGTGCCTAATAGCTCTTTGTAAATGCGCTGAGCTGCTTGTTGGTTTTCTAAATTATATTCTTTAGGGTCACGGACTCTTCCAGCATAATCTTTAGAGAATGACAAATCAATTCCATCAATATTTACATCTATATCTTCATCTATACCTACATTTGATTCTCCAATAATAGAAGCAACTTTGTCGTTGTCTACATTGACAGTCATATATCCCGGGAGGACAGATCCAACATTTTTAACTCCAAACATTTCACCAAGTCCGCTAGTAATCAACTGCTTTTCCCCTTTACCTTTTTGTACAATTCTAGTAGCGTAGCGAATATCTGGCTTGTTGTTTGGGTTGGTGCTTTCCATCAACTTGCCTTCGATTATATCTAGGCCTTTTAATACTCTAGATTTCATATCGTCTTCTGTGCCACTATTATCCCAAGTATATTTGCCATTCTCTTTAGGCATCATTTTGATAGTGTATCTACCTTTTTCTTTAGACCACCGAATAACATCAGCCTTCTTAAGCTCTTCAATGTATGCTTTTTTGTTCTTGTTAGTACCTTTCCAATCTGCATCTATTTGAGCTTCATTGTACTTGAAGAATTGAATGTGCTTTTCTAGTTGCTCCATAGAAATAGAGCGCTTCCCTCCAGTTGCTTCTTGAGTCGCATCATCTCTTAGCTCTTGCAGATAGTTGAGACTCATGCCTTCGTCTAACTCTCTTAGTCGTTTACTGACTACTTCTTGGTCTTTGAAATTATTTGCTCTACCAACTCTCATTACAGTTATAATCCCTCCTTGACCATCTTCTTTCTGTATCAATAAAGGATTCCCGTCATTGTCTTTTTTTATAGCAAGGCCAATGTTTTCGGCTTGGCTAACAAAGTTGTCAAGAGTTATGTCTTTTTGAGTACGCCCTGGGTTCCATGTGTAATGAGACTGTATTGTTTGAAGGGTTACTATGTTGCTGCTGAGCCCGTCAAAGAATTGAGGGCCTTTGTTGTTTACTTCTGACGCTTTAGAGTTCCATAGAGAATTCATAAGGTTTAAGTATTCTGCATCTACTCTTGAATCTTGTTTATTTAGTCGCTCATTGATAGCGTCAATAGGATACACAGAAAGAATTTTATCCTCCATGCTTGCTTTACCAACAGTACCCATTATCTTATTGTAATCTCTGTCGTTCTTGATGATTACTGCAATAGCTCTACTGTTTTTAGTAGGAGTCTGTATGGTTTTATTCATCTCTACAGAGAACGATGTTGTAGGTAAAAGCCACAAGTTGAAGTTCTACTGGCTTAGCATTTCGCTTGTTCAAGTCTTGAACAGAAGAAATAAGTTTGTTTTGCTTTTTAATTTTATCGGAATAAGTTTCTCCTTCTTGCAATAAAGCGTAGTGGCCTAAGAAGCCAAGCTCTCCATTATTGCGGTACATTTGGTTGAGCTTATTTGACCCTAGCACTGGTGGCTCTACAGTAGAGTCTACTAAAGAAACAAACTCTGATAGTTTTGTACCTTTTACCTCATTGTATCCTACTCGTTGGTAATCAACAAGGGTATCACCGTTTCTATTTTGTCTAATAGCGGTAACGATAGCTGGGTCACCACCTTGCTCGTCTAAAAGATTGTAAGCAATATTTACAGATACATTGCTTCCAGAAATAGGGTCTAATGCAGAAGTAATGTATTCAACATCATTCTTGTCTGTGCCGCGCTCTAGTATCCAGTCAGCACCTCCTTCGTCAATAGTAGTGTTAGTTTCTGTTTCTACTTCTATATCTGGCGTAGGGTCATCCTCTACTTTAGCCTTTTTCTTTGGCTCGTATTTTTCTTTTACCTTATTTTTTCTATTTACACCTAACCTAGCAGAAGTATTTTGTTGTTGTTGTTCAAGGTTTAAGTTTTCTAATTCAGTATCAATTTCAGATAACCTATCTTTTAAAAGAGATAAAGCTTCACTATTTGTTATGCTGCCTTCTCTTCTTCTTTTTCTAATAGTTGCTAAAGAAAGGCCTAATAAAACAATACTAGACCCTCCAGGAGTTTTTTTATTTTTTTGTTTTTTACTTTTTGAACTTTCTCCTAAGTAAACAGTTAATTCTTTACTTTTGTCATTTACGGATTTTACATAACTGTTTTGAGAAATATCTTTACCTTCGTTAGCTTTTTTTACTAATGCTCTTTGATTAGAATGAATGACAGGAAGTATCTGCTCTAAGTTTTCTTTTTGTGAATTCTTTATTTGATTTACATAAGCATCTAATAAAGAAGCCATTACAGCTTGAGCATTTTTGTCTGGATTTTTTAAGTCAGAAGGATCGTTAATACTAAAAGCTTCTTTAGCTTTTTTGGGAACAGTAGTTATTCTAATCTGCCCTAACCCTATACTTGGGTTTCTTTCACCCCCTATTTCATTATAAGCTAGTTGTAGGTTATCTGTCACTCTTCCTGCTTGGCCTCTTAAGCCTCCATAACTACCAAATGAACTTTCTTGACCTATTATCCCATATGCTACTTTAGCTACTCTATTGTACACATCGTTAGAAACAGTAGGGTATAAGCCCATTAAGGATTCTTTGCTACTAGCTAATGTTTGCACAAAAGATTTAGAATCATTATTTAAGTCTCTTGAAGATTTTTACAGAAATAGGTTTTGCTTCGTATTTATTTAAAGACCTATTTACTGTAACGTCAGAAGAAGTAAACTTTAATTTACCATCTACTATTTTAAATTTATTGTGAGGATTGTCAGGAAGTATAAATACTTTAGAACCCTTTTGAACCCCTTTTTGGCTAGCTATTTCTAAGTCATGAGCATTAAAATTTACACACCCATTAGTGACTCTATTGTTAGAAGGGTTTTTATCATTTATTTTTTTTCTTCTAGTAACATTAGGTATTTTATGCAGAGCCATTTCTACACTTAAGCCTCTTTCGTTTTCTAAATAAAACCCTTTTTTCCCTTTGTACTTACCTTCTTTATTTATTTTAAATATCCCTGCGCCTGTAGTTTTATTTCCTTCTGACCAGTTTGTTCTAGATTGATATCCTTTTTTTAGATAAGAAACTCCTTTTATTACCTCTATTGCTTCATTAGGAGAAACCTCTTGGCCTTTGCTATTTAAATAAATAGATTTTAATTTTGTTTGACTATCTCCTTTATTAGAACCTACACCTACATTGAAAGTAGTTACTAATAAACCTTCTTTGTATACATGGGCAAGTCCTACGGATTTATCTACAATAACATAAGGTGTGTTATTGTTTTCGTTTGCAAAATTAATGATGTCAATGTTTTCTTTTTATTGACTTCATCTTGCGAAAGCTTTACATCTTTAAAAGATTTTAAGTTTTCAATTTTAGCGTTATCGTAAGTAAATGCTGAAGCGTTGGGGCTAAAAGTAAGCTTATGTTAGAAAACAAAGTAGTCACTACCATTAAGCTAAGTAGTGTTTTCTTCACTTTTGAAGCTACTTTTTGCAACAAAGTAGTAGGCTTGATAGGAGATTTGTCATTCATTTGAACAACTACTTCTTCTTTAATCCTTTCCTTTACTTTATCTTTACCTATGCCTTCTTCTTTAGCAATTTCATTTATTTCCGAATCTGAAACTTCTGTTTCTAATACTTTATCTACAGCAATTACTTGCTCGTCTTTAATTATTTTTTCAAGCTTTTTAATTTCTTTTAAAACATCAACTCTTTCTCGTTTTAAAGATTTAATTTGCTTTTCTCTAGCTTCGTTTTTTTGTGGCTCGTACTGTTGCGCTTCTTCTTGAACTTGTTCTGTATCGTTTAACTTTTCTTTAAGCTCATCTGCTTTTGCATAATCACCAGAGTTTTCTGCATTTTCTATTTGTTCTTCTAAAGATGTTTCTTCTTCTACTGTTGGCTCTGTTGTATCGGTAGACTCTTCTCCCACTTCTTCTTGTCTAGAATTTTTTGTAACAGAAGTATTGGTATCAATGTCGCTTAGATTTTTAACAATATCTTGAACTTCATTGTATAGCTCTACTTTCTTCTGCTCAGAAATATCATCAGATACCTTCTTAATCCTTAGCTTATCTTTTTCTACTGCTACACTATCTTTACCATCCATAACAACGCCTACAAAATTTTCTCCGCGAGAAGCAGCTGTAAGCATATATCTGTTAAATTGGCTCCTGTTTATTCCTTTTTCTTCTACGAAAGAAGAGTTCTGAGGAATGTGCACAAAGACTTCTGAAAACTCTGCTCCTTGGACTGGGTCAGTTTCTGACGCTACTGTTTTAACTGCTCCTGTAAACCCTTGGTCTTTTGCTAACTGTGCGTCTGTCTCGTCAAAAACAATTAGTACAGCATTGCCGCTATTGACTCTGCTCTTTGCTTCTTCTGCCATTTCAGAAAGACTATTATATCTTTTTACACCTATAGTTTCCTTTTTCGCCCATGTGGTAAAAAGAAGGTAGATACAGTTCTGCCGGAGAAGCTTCTCCTGTTGCTAATGTAGCTCTAAACACTCCTTGAAGCTGAGATACGTCTACGGAACCAGTACGCATAACAGTAGTCATGTTAGCTGTCTTGACTACAAATTTCTCTAAATCAAATGCCATTCTATCTTTAGAAGGTCCCGCTTGGCCATTGTCTCCCAAGAACATAGCAATGTTAGAAGAGTCTAGCAAATTGTCTTTTACTATATCTTTTATCTTACTAGGGTTGCTCAATGTATATTCGTCTACAAAGATAGATTTGTCTTTCATACCTTTGTACTTTCTGTGTAATTCGTCAAACAAAAGGTTAGTAGTTTTGCTTGTATCAATTCCAGCGGCAGCAGCGTTTTTTACTAGGTTATCTAGCTGTTCTTTGTATGGAGCTACTAAGACGATGTCGCTATCACTTGTAGACTTAGACATCATGTTTAGTGTATTTATTACATAAGTAGTTTTACCTACTCCAGCATTGCCGGGCACTAGTCTTATGTTGTCATTGTTAGCAAAGTCTTTGAAAGACTGCCCCATCCCAGTAGTTCTAGCTGATGCAACAAACTCGTCTATTGCTTGCTTGTAAAAACCAGTTTCGTCTGCATTGTATCTTTTTCTAGAGTTGTAAAAACCATTTAGATACTCTAGGGTAGAAAGCTGCTCTGAATTATGAGCCCCTTTAAATAAAATACTTTTACCGCCTTTGCCTTTTCTTGGATTGTCTATTTTGCCTTCTGCATTAGGCTTNTCTAAAATAGATTCAAGAGATTTAAAGTGTTCTTTAGGATTAATACCTATTGCCGAATACAAATAGTTAAATAGTAAATTGTTTCGGAAGAAAATTACCTTTTTTGGCAGCAGCCATTTGATATTCCATACCAAACCTTTTAGCTGTAAAGTCATTAATGTTAGTGCCAAACATACCTGACTTCTTAAACATATCAGTCAAGTACGTTCTGTTCTTTTTACGACCATTGGTTCTTAGCTCAGCTCCTTTCATTTCTGTGTTTATGAAAGAGCGTAAATCTTTAGTAAGACCTATTACCTTACCATCTTCATCGTAATCTACTATATTTATAAATTGTCCTTTTTCATTTTTTGTATTGAAGTATGCGTGCCAATATTGCTTTGCAGATAAACCTTCGTTTTGGTCTGACTTTTCTGTAAGAGCTGGGCGCATAATTGCCTTATTACCTACTACCGCTTCGCCAGACATGTGAGAATCTAAGGTGTTGTGAATAGCAGCATATATTTTGTTTTTTTCTTGCTTGTACTTTTTAAAGATGGTTTCGTCAGAATCTCCCATCTTCTGAATTCTATCAAGCAAAGCTTTAGCTGATTCTAAAGAATTATTGAGAACTTGTAAGTTTGCTCCTACTACATTTTCGCTTATGCCTTTCCAGGTCTCTATCCCTAATGATTTTTTCGCAAGCTCATTTAGAGGAATCCCTAACTCTTCGGCTTGTTTTAATTTGTTTGCAATCTTTAACGCATCAATATTTTGCTCTATGTCTTTTATCAATTCTTGAACCTCTTGTACAGTTTCCTGCCCAGCTACTAAGGTATCTTCTATTAGAGCTTTTACGTAGCTCTCTAATTTAGCATCAAAGTTTTCTGCAGAGTCGTCAGACTGCAATATGTCAGAAAGAGCTGCTTCGTATGGAGTCATTTTTACACCAGGCACAAAAACATCTTCTACTACTGCGTCTCCGTTTTCGTCATAGCTAGTTACAGATTTAGTTTTGTAAGCAGGGACTACTTCTGCTTTGTACTCAAATCCTTTTTGATGAAGACTAACATTGTCATACTCTTGTTTAGTTACAGATGTTGATTTCCCATCTTCGTCTACTTTAAAATGTATTAGCTCGTCACTAAAGTCTTTATCTTGCGTTTCTACAACGCTTGCAAAATTTGTCCTTGTTGGCTTTCCGTCTAAGTCATACATTACTTGTTTAGAAGATGGGACCATGACAACATTAGATGAAGCGCTAGGCTTACCTCTAAATGATTTATTAGAAAGTGCCTCAAACTCTGTATCCATTTCTTTTACAGCTTCTGGGTCATAATTAAGCTCTGTGTGATTTTTCATCCACTCAGCCATGTCGACACTATCTTCTCCTGTAAGTTTAGGTTTTGTCACTCCTTCTGGAGTAGAAGCATCTGCAAAGTCTTTTTCTATTTTATCGTAAGAGTCACGCATGACATCTAAACGGTCGTTAATTACTTTGTTAGCTCGGTCAGCTTGTGTTTCAGTGAGACCTTCTGTAGTAAGNCCTAAAGTTTGGTCTAAGTCATACTTTGTTTCTAAAGNCGAAATAGCATCATCTACTATTTTACCTTCTTCTTGCTCTTTTTGTATTTCTTCGTTAATGCTTTTAGTAGCAGAAGTATATTGGTTTGAAGCGCTTTTTAAAAAGTTAGCAGCTCTAAATGCTTTGTACTGGTTGTCGAAATCATTACTTGCTTCAGAAGCAGCTATAGAGTTGTTTATTAATTCTTGCTTTTGGTCATTATTGTAATTCTTGACATCTTTCCCTTTTGTTAGCTTAGAATAATTATCGTCAAACAATAAAGAATTAGATAGCATATTTGCTTGGTACTGCCCATAGATAGTACCGTCAAGTATACTAGTGTAGCGATTCTTTCTTTCGCTCATTAATTTCTCTATATCTGCTAGCTCTTTACTTGCAGCTTCTTTTGAGCCAGACCCGTCTTCCATGCTTTCCATGGACTGCTTTAGCTTAGCATGGGCGGTTCCGTAAAACTTTTCATCAAGTGCTAACTTTACTGCTTCGTTTGCTAATGAGTCATCGCCACCCATCAGCTTAGAAATATTCTCTGCATCATGCATACCAATCATTCTCCTAGTCTGGTAAGCCAAGTCTAATTGCTGCATAGAAGCTTCTAGGGCCAAATCGTTTTTACTCTTTACTTTAGATGCCTGCTCTGCAGACATAGTAGCAATAACCTCGTCTTTTTCTGTTAAAAATGGATTGTCTAAAGAAGCTTTAGCGTATTCGTCCATTATAATTTGCCTTGCTTGTGCTTCTGGGAGAGCAGACAAGTGAGCGTATAAGTTGTTTTTTATCTCTTGAGGTTGGCTATGGAAGGAGCGCATTGTTCCACCTACCATACCCCCTATAAATCCACCCGCGAATGTTTCTGCTATTTCCTTAAATGTAGGAAACTTAGAACCAAACTTACCTTTCCCTGCAACAGCATCTGCGTCGGCCATGTAAGAGTCGTGGTATGTTTTTAGGCCATACTGCAACATCTCGTCTATTATCTCTTCTAGACCTTCTTCTGTTCCAGATGCTAGCCAGTTCCTTAGCAATCCTTTACCTGGGCCACCCATAACTTCTGTAGCCTTTACAGCTTTACCTACTAACCTAATAGGAGCTCCTGCTATCTTAGCTGTTCCACGAATAAAGTTATTCATGTAAGCCTTGTTAGCTTTTTTCATAGCTTCTTTTTTCCCTGTTTTCGTAGAAGCTGTTTTTATAGCATTGCCATAACGACCTAATGACTCTTTAATGCTTTTAGACATTAAATCTCTAAGTTGTTGCTCTACAGGCTTATTCCCTGTTATGCCTTTTTCTATAAACCCAGAAGCACCCATGGCTTCCTAAAAATCTTTTCAGAAATTAATGTAGCTGCACCCGCTCCTAATGCAAGAGCTATTCTATCATCGTCATCAATTTCCATATCTTTAGCCATCTGGTTAAACATATGTGCAGAAAATGTACCGCCGTACAAAAATGCTGCAGAAGGACCTAATGCTCTACCAACAGCCATAGTCGTTAAAACTTGTGGAACAGTAGAACCTACAACTCCTGCTAGTCCAGTCCAAGAGTCAAAAACACCTTGAGTTTCTGCCCATTCAGATATTTTAGACTTTTCTTACGTTTGCAGCATTTTGCATTGTTCTTCCCCACTTAGTTAAAGACTCNGCAGAATCTTCTCCAAACATCCATTCAGAAACTTCTCCTATAATCTCTGCGGCAGACCCCGCTGTTCCTATAGTTCCATCTACCATAGTATTCCATGAGCTNTCCCATAGATTAGTCGCAGCAGAAGAAAACTCTTCCTTAGGGCCGAACATAGATCTAGTGATAGAAGATTTTTGGTGCTCTTCCGCATCTACTTCTTTCCACATTGGAGCACCATCGTAATAGTCCAAGATAAGCATTTTGTCTTTTCCATCTTCTCCTACTCTAAATGGCAAGCTAAGTTCGTTTTTCATCTTGTACATTGCCAAGTCGTAAAACTTACCATCTTGACCCTTGTAAACACCATAGCTTTCAGCTTCTTTTTCTTTTGACATAGTCCTGTGATAACTGCCATAGTCATCTACAAACTTATGCTGCCACTCCATATTAGTGTTTTCTACAGGCTTATACTCTTGGTAATTACTAGGGTCTATCCCCCATCTCTCAGGATTTACAGACACAGGAGCTCCAGGCAATTTGTACTTCATGTATGGGTTGCTATCGTCCGTAGGGGTTGTCGTCTGGAACCCACTATCTTTTTGGGGTATCTGACCTACTCCGAACTCTTGACTTTTACCGTACATCTTGTAATGCTCACGCATGTTATTTTTAACATTGTCGTGAGCTAGTCTAAAGTCGTCTTCTGTCATTCCTGTTTGCTCCATAATCTTTTGAGAATTGGCCAAATCCTCTTCAAAAGGCAGGTAAGTAGGCCAAAATCCCATCTTTATAGCTTCCTCTCTACTGGTTCCAGTAATGTCCATAGCTGTATAGGAAATAGGCTTTCTCCCTTGCTTAGACATTGTTTGAGGTTCGCTAGATGCAGCTTTAGGGCCAAGCGGTTCCGGCTCAACCATAGGAGCTGGGTTGTCTTGCTCAAATTCTTTAGGGTCTATCATTATAGTAGGAATATCATCTTCTCCTACTGTCGTTGGTTGCTTCGATGGATCTGTTGTGCTCAACAAATCATCATCCGTTTTCTTTTTATTTTTATTCGCCTGGTCCACCTGGGAATGCCATATTGTATATATTTTATTGTCCGTAAAGATTTAATAAACTTTGTTTTGGTCTAAGGTCTGCATCTATATCAGAAGCAGCTCCTTCTCTCATGTTGTTTATATAGTCTACATTGTTTTTGTAGTATTTGCTTTTAGTTTCTTGTTGGTTGAGAAACTGAGAATTATCTAACACTTCTGTGACGTCTACGTTAGCATGAAAAATTAAATCATTATTTTCTCCATCTAGCGCAAATTCCATCATTGCTGCTGCTTCTGGCTGAACGTATTGAGTTATTCGATTTTCTTTTACTGCTGCCCTAAATTCGTCAACAGAAGGTACATTTCCATCTTTAAAGAAAGATATTTGTTTTGCTGTAGTCATGTAATCAGAAGGGTCTTGAGAATTACTAACCATTTTCTTTTTCAAGTAATCTTCTGCTATGCTTTCCATAGGCCTTGAAGGGTCTATGTTTTTTGCTATATTGTTGTAGTCCTTTTCTGTTAGCCCATATTCTTTTTTTACTCTTTCTTTTGCTTGCTTTTCAGTTCCGTAATAAATTTCATTCGCTATTTCTGAGTACCTATTGTGTGCAACAGGGAGCTTGCCTTGTGAATATGCAATAGTTGCAATCATATCAGTATGCCTATCTAGTACAGTAGGGTTGAAAGATTGTTGGTCTGTATACACTTTCATCTTACCCCATTTTTCTAAAGTAGTTTTTAAATCAGCGTCATTTACTTTTACTTTTACTTTAGAGAAATATCCAGTAGGCGCAATTTGCATAGAGTTTGGATGATTTTGCTTTACTGATGCATTAGTCATTTGGCTTGCAGACTCAAAAGTTTCTTCTGACCAAGTAGGAAGCAACCCTCCATTCCCTGCGTCAAAAAACTTTTTATCTTTTAGCTCTGGAGCAGATATTTCTTCACCCCCTTCTCCTATAAATATATGTCTACCGTCTTTGGTTTTTACAAAGTTAGAAGGCTTTGCCCTTAAATCTAGCTGAAGCGAACCAGACCAGCTAACGATTTCCATATTGTTGGTGAAGATAGCCTGTGCATCATGTGAAGACCCTGCAGAAACTTTAATAGTTTTATTATTAAATTCAGAAAGGGCCATTTTACTACTGCCTTTTTTTCTAAAATTGAAATTTTCTAAAGCCTCTTTTACTGCAGGAGAATTAGCAAAGTTATACTTGTTATACTTCGCTATTCCATTTAAGCTTTGTATTTTTTTTCCTTGGGTGCTTGACGTACAGTTTATTGTAAGATTCCATTAAGTAATCTTTGTACTCTTCTTTTGACCAATTTCCTGCATTAGTTCCTGCTTCGTCATTGTAGATAGTAGTTAAAGCTCCTGTTTCTGGGTCTCTTCTAAGGTTTAGTTCGCTTTTGTTCTCGTATTCTTTGTCTAAGTAATTATTGACAACTGCTTCAAACATATCTGGAGTCATGTTGTTGTTGTAAGATGTATAAGTAGAACCATCGTTTCCTCTAGATGATTTAAAAATACTTGTGACTCCAAAAGTAGGGTCTGATATGTTCATTCCAGAATATATCTTGGACCAAAAAGTCTTCTTCTTTTTCAGTAACAGGAATATCCATCATTTTACCTACTTGCAAAACAGCTCCTGCAGGAAGTTTAGTGTAACCATGTAGTACTCTTGCTATCTCGTCAGACATTGCGCCTACTTTAGCTTGGTGGGCGCGCTCTTCTCTAAATGCTGTACTCTTGCTTGATTTTACATTAGCTCTTTTAGAGTAAGCATCTCCTATCTGAGTACCTACATAATTATTGAATTGTTTCCAAAAATCATCATTCACCATTCCTTTCATGTGGTTTGCTCCGTCATCTTCGTGTCTTAAATCTTTTCCCGCATATCTTAAACCGCCATTACTCGCAGATAAAAACCCTTGCAACATTCCTGCTCCTAAGTCAGAATTAATGTCCACAAAGCCACCTTCCGTTTGTATATTTCCGCTTTTGTCACGGTCATATTCATATTGGTACTTTTCTCTATTAGTAGTAGGTTTTCCTTCTTTGTCTACAGGAATTCCTTTAGCATTTCTCTTTACTAAAGGGATTCCCCTAGAATCTCTCATTACTTTTGGAGCTAATCCGAAATTAAACAAAGCTTCTTGAGCAGCTTGTTCTAGCTGAAAGAAATCATTAGCGTCAGACTGGTTCATTGTTTGAGTCCCAGAAATGTGAGAGACTGTTTGCTTTTGAACCCAAGACCTTGCTGTTTCATTGAACTGGTTGTCTGCATCTCCAAAGATGCTATCTAGCTCCTTTAGAGCATCTGTGTGAGATGCCATGTTAGGATTCAAAGAAAGTCCTTCTATGTAATAAGGAGCATTTTTATCTAAGCCATAAGGCGTCATTAAACCTTCTCCGTATAAGTTAGGTATGTCTCGGTGTTGCCCATTTTCTTGATTATGTATAACTTGGTTGTGGCTCATAGTTCTTAAGCCTCCAGTTCCTACAAACTCACCTAAGTTATAAAGCTCTCCACTTGTTTTTGTCGCTTCTCTATAAGTATCAGTTTCTTTAGTTTTTCTATCTATTATGTTTTGGTATTGCGGAGAAGTGACCTTGTCTGAAATTGCAGTTGTTTTTTTCCTACTCTGGAGTCAATATAGCGTCTGAACCATATATATCCAACAGNTCTCTTTGTTGCTCTTCTACTCTATCTAAGTTTCCGTAGTATTTGATTTTACGCTTCCTTCTAATCCTTTAATTGGTTTCTCNGTAGCTGGCGTAGTTCCTCTTTTGCTAGCAGGAGCAGCAGTGGCTTTAGGAATGCTATTCATTAAATTGCCAATATTTAGTGGCATTCTTTGTATAGGCTTAGATTGTAGTGGGCCTCCCGAGTAAGGAATTACCCATTCTGGAAATAAAGACATAAATTATAATTTAAAAATAGGCTTACGCATACATCAAATATACATAAGCCTACTTGTTTTTTCAAAAAAATGTTTCATTAATATTCTGAAACCCTTTGTTTTCCGTGTAAACAGATTTTTACTCTCCTTCAAAAAGTTCGTCCAAATCATCAAAGTCAGCAAGGGTGCTAAAGCCGTATCTTTGGCGGTATTCTTCTGAAAACTTACCTTCAATATCTGCGTTATTTAAATTTTGACGGTACTCTGAGCGAGCTTTTTGCTTATTAGACAAAGAAGAGCGAGCTTGGTCAATCTTAGCTCCTTCTGTTTCAATAGTTTTTTCTAGCTTACTCCAATTTTCTAGCTTAGTTTGGTAGTCTGCTAATTTTTTATTGTGCGCCTCTATCTGTTCTTGAGTAGGGTTTTCTGCTTCTAGCTCCCCTGGATCTTCTGGGACGTTCTGCAATTCTTTTGTTCTTGACTTTTGCAAACCTTCTTGAACTCTAATGCTGTTTTCCATTTTATCAAAATCGGCAGAAATAAGGCCTAGGTTAAAGTCATTGCCATATTTCTCTTTCATCTTTTCTTCTTGACTTTTAAAGAAATTTAGCTTTGCTTTTCTTAGTTCAGTTTGGTAATGCTCTGTTTCGTTATAACCTTTAGAGGCTTGCAATTTCAAAGCCATAGCATCTATTTTCCCTTGGCGCTTAATGTAATCCTTTTGGACTTCTTCTTGCTTCTGACGATAGAGTTCGTTCATTTCGTGCCTTGCATGGTGGCCAGACGTTTCTGAAAGCATTTTTAAAGACCCAGTAATAGCTTGACCTTTTTCTTTGTGGTATTGGCTTTGAGCCTGCCAGTTAAACGTAGCATCTCTGTCAAACTTTTCAGCGTTCAACATATCCTGCCTGTGCTGTATTTGATTGTTGATGTTTTCGTTTTGGTTGATAGCCTGTGCTCTTTGCGCTTCTATTTGTGCTAAGTTTTTTTGCTCTGAAACAAGAAACAAGCTTGGACACCTTTCATTAAGTCCGACATTTGACTAATGCCTTCTCTTAGATTACGAAAAGACCTTCTAGAAGCATCTCTTGCATTTTCTTTAGCAGTGTCAAAAGGAGTCGTATCCACTTCTTGTCGGTCAAGATATACGTTTTTACTATATTTCTTAGGTGGTGCTTTTTGTAAGAAATTACTTGCCAATGCAGAAGCGCCAGCTATGTACTGAGAAGCAAAGTAAGGATTAGCAACATCTGCTATTTCTTTTGTATAGGAATCATCAAGAACAGACTTATTTTTGTTTGCCGGTCCTCTGTATGTAATGTTTTGAGCGTTAGGCTTAAAGTCTGCTGAATCTTCGTTTCCACTTGTAGATAAAAAGTTTTTAGTTATTTGGTCAGTAATTTCTTTGTCAGTTTCTGGAAGAGTCACACCTGAGACTTGCTGCTCTTGCCCTATAGTGGGAATTCCATTCTTATAGAAAAAAGCATCATTACTGCCAACTTCTGGTTGCTGAGTGAAGTCAATCATTGTCTTTCCGACATTGAAATCTAGGCCACTTATATCTTGTTTTCCAGTAGGCATAGCTTTTGTCGCGCTATCCATTTGTTGCCTAAGCATTAATCCGTCCATTTCAGCATCAGACCTTGGTATTCCGTAGTCATCTTGAAACATTGACCCAGAACCTGACTCTCCAAATTGTGGTGTATAGTTTCTAGTAAAAGGTACTGATTTAGTTTTGGGCAGCTGAGTACTTTTGTCTATGTAAGCACCAGACAATGAATTTGTAATCTGCTCAGTGGCTACTCTGTCCTCTTCGGTAGGAGGGCCTATGTACATACCAAACCTTGCATTTTTGTATTGCTAGAGAAAAAGGAAAACCATCTCCAGACATATTGTATTCTGAAAAAAGCGTTCCTTTAACTGGTTTTCCTTGTTTCTTCATAATTATTTTTTAGATTTTCCCATCAATGCAACATCTTTATAATTTTTGGCAAAATATATTGCATCGTCTGGATTATTAAATTTCATTGCATTTTTGAAGTTATTTTTTTTATGATACTCCCGAACTTCATCAGGGCTCCCTAATTGTTTTAGACTTGACCCTTCTCTTACAATTCTAGGTAATACATAATTTCCATAGCTACCTAATTGATGAGTGCCATGCATATCGTAACCTTCCTCATCTTTACCCACATATAGGCTATCTGGATTTCTCTGCATCATTCTTCTTACAAATGGCAAGCTAGAATTTTGTGAAATCATTTGCTTCATCATGAATTTTTTTTTTTCATCATTTCCGCCACCTCCATATCTCATATTGTTAGAGTTGCTAAATGGAAGACCCTGCAAACTTGCTGCGGTAGACTCCATCATCATTTGGTTTTTCAATTTATTTATTGTGTCGTTGTCTCCAACTGCTAATGCTTGCTTGATTCTATTTACGTATTTGTCTGGAAATACTACAGAGTTATTAGGGAGTACTGCATCTACTCCACCTTGTTCATGAGTAGGAGCTTCGTTTCCTGTCTCCATCAATGATTTGTACGATCCGTCCTGTCCTTGAGATAAGACTATTTCGTTTCTTTCCATTGTTACCGGAGTAGCTGCGTTCTGTGTATTTTGAACATCGCCTCCGTACATCATGTTTTTCTGATTAGAGTAACCGTACTTGGCCATCTTTTTTTGATTAGAGTAACCGTAGCGAGCCATGTTTGTGTAATCAGCACCTAGACCTCTTTGTTGCTCGTTGATAGAATTCATAAGCTGCTGCTTTCCCTTTGCTCCGTGGTAAGCTCTTTTGTTCTGGTAGTGGCCTACAATGTTTTTAGGTATATCGGCTAACAANCCCCATACTCCTAGCTGACCAGATACGGAAAAGTCCATCATGTCTTTACCCATTGAAGGCTTTTCCATCCCTAACTCTGTGTCATACTCTGTNCCCATGCTGTCACCTATAGCGGAAGCTGCGCCAGCCATTCCTTTAGTTGCACTATTCATTGCTTGGAAATTTTTTCCCAGAGTTGTTTTTCTTTTTGTTTTTGTAGTTTACTTTGCTTCTTCCGCCTCCTTTCATGTCTCCCATTACTTGAGAAGAATTAAAATATGGGTTCTGGTTGCTTTGCTTGTCACCGCCACCACCGAAAATACTTTTCATCATAATTTTAAGCTTTTGACAATGTGTATGCCGTAATTATTTCGCGCACCCACATCTTTTTGTTTTGGAAATATTCTAGATTTATAATTAAATACCTACCTCTCATTCTAGATTTTACTATTCCTAGTGATAAGTATTCGTCTTTTATCGCATCGGCTCTACGTATAGGAAGCTTCCACTGAAACTCTCTGTAAATTGCTCTATTCCATTTTTCTCCTACAAATGGATTCTGAGTCGCTTCTTGATGTTGTGTTTCGTAGTCTACTTTTGCAAACTCTACATTATTAGAATTTACGATTAAGTTNTCAAAATGTTTAGCAAATTCACTCTCTGGATTTACAATTATTTCTACATAAGACCTGTATAGCTCATTGTAAAAAGTGTTGTACAAGTCGTTGACGTCATGTATCCAAAAACTACCTTTGCTAAAAGAGTACAAGTCTCGCTCTAGCTCTGCGTAAAAAACAGGAGTAAAGCTGTACTTAGTGCTAAATGTGTCTATCTTTTCGCTAAAAGATATTGTTCTACTTAATCCCTCGCTAAATATAAAAGTCATTAATACTTCCTTGTACTCTCTATCGTAAACACCATGGATACCCATAGAGCAAACAGGGTTGTCTGGGAGCTGCTCTGTAATGTCTGACCACTCTTGTTTTTCTAAATTAACAACCCCATCTATCCATTTTTCAGATTGCCTTAGTAAGCCTAGGTTTTCAAAGCCTTGACCACCTACTCTCCAGTAAGTGCTTTTGTTCCAATCAAATCCATATATGCCATTTTCTCCAACAATTATACTCCATTGGTGCTGAGTGCCATATTCGTTAGAAATAGTTCTCTTAAACTCCGTAAGCTCTCTACTTTCTCCTAGGACAAAAGGAGTATCTGTACTTCCACTTGGAGATACAGCTCTTTCATTTATAGGGTGTAAATTTATCGCGTCATCTTGAAACGAATATATGTTGTCTCCACTTGCAATTAGTGCATTAATGGGTCCATACTGAAAGTCAAAATCTTTAGCATCTGCGTTAGCTAATTGCAAATACCCATCTTGTAACGAGTTAAATATATGAGTTTGGCTAAATCTAATCCTAGTTGGGAATTGATTGTCTGCAAATGGCTTAAATATATCTAACCCTAAGTACTGTCTAGGGTTTAGCATTCTAGTGTAACCTTTATTATAGAAATTAGCTTCTGGAGCATTTTTCTCTATTGTAAAATTAAAGTCTTTAGGGTAAAAACTATTTCTACCTTTTTCGTATCTGTAGTTAGGATTAAACTTATTTTCCGTAACAATAGAAAGTTGATATCCAAATGGATTTTGCTCGTAAGTTATTTGGCCATTGTTTTCTGGAGGGTATTGGGAAAACTCTGCTAGCTTAGCTATCCACCCTAAGAACTCTTCTCCTGCTTCATCATCATGATGGTTTTGAGTCTTTAAATAAGTCCTAGCAACAAAGCAATCTCCATTGAATGCTTGCTGTATACCGCCTAATGTATCTACTGAAATAAAGCTAGTTATAGGTGAAAACAAAGTGTTTTTGAAGTCATAAACTAAAGAATAATCTAAATTCTCTGGATTAATCTTACAAACGTTTACTATATGGTTCCTCCAAAATTCTACAGTGTTAGATGGTAGAGCGGGCAAGTTAGAGCAAAGTATAAAGTCTGGGGTAGAAACTGGCATACTTAGAATCACTTCATCTGCTTCTGTAAGCGCCCTATCGTAATTTCTGTAGAAAAACCCTTCTACTAAAGAATTGCCTTCTTGTATCCTAGAAACAAAGTTCCTACCGTTTATCGTTAATCCATTTGTATTCCAACCGTCTATATTAAATGCCTCTGTAGTAAACCCTCCAGATACGCCAGTGTACCTTAAGTCTTTTTGCACAAAATCTAATGGGTAAGTTCCTCTTATTGGATTCCCTCCATTAAAGATAGCAATATTTTCTCTAGGTATGTTTGCCCCAGGAGCAACAGGAGCTCTTCTCCATTTTGGTGCCGATGGGTTAAAGTCCCACATAGAATCATCTATAATTCCAACTTTATCTATGTAGCAAGAAGCAGGAACACCAGGAGACCCTTCTCCCCTATCTAAGTAATAGTCTAAAGAAAATATACTCAGCTCAGGCGAACACTCGTTGTAAAGACCATTTGCCCAATGTCTGTATGCTGGTTCATTTGGTCTTTCTGGAGAAAGAGCAGACTCTATGTAAGTAATCATCCAATAAGGAACAGAAGGTTCTATTATTGGCATATATTTAGTCTTGTTTACTCCTTCTATAAGAGTGGCAGACCCTCCCGCAATAGACTGAGATTCTAAATCAGAGCTAGGAGTTTTAAATAAAGTTTCTCCATTGTAATTCCCTACAAGCAATCCTTGGTAAAGTAAATTCTCTACCCTTTCACCTCTAGTAAAGTAATACCCTAATAAGTTGTCTTTTAGCCACTGGCTTTGATTGTATATTACTTGAGCTGCAGAAGTGTCAAAAGTTACTGCTTTAACTCTTACAGTATTTCCTTCGTAGTAAGGTTCTATTTGAGCTTTTTTAAACCTATAAAAACCTTGATCATTAGAGTTTGCCAATAACCCATTGTAGTTATCAAACCCTTTCATTGGAAAGGCAGGGCCAACAAAACCTCCTTTAAAAATAGGAACGGCTGCAAACACGTAAGTTTCTCCAGAGAAATAACCAACTCTTTCGTGTACATCAAGCTCTTCTATACCGTATATTTCATCGTTAAGAGAGTTTTCTTCTATAGGGTCTACTCTGCTTGTGTATCCTATTTTTTCTCCTATTTCTATGGAACAAAAAAACTTTCTTAAATCTTGGTTATCTACAGGGTTTCCTTTAGTGTTGGCTATGTATAGTTTGTTGCTAAGCTGCGCTAAATCTTTGGCATATAAAGCATCTACTGGTTTATAAGAAATTAGCTCGTCTAAGGTCAAGTCAATAACAGGTTCATTGCCAGTTACATTTATCTCTATAGTAGAATTTCCTGCAATTACATTTCTTTTATCTATTAACCTAGCTTCGAATTGGTCTTCTCCAAAGTAATAGATAAACCCTACTTCTATAAATGCAGATTCTATATCTAAGTTAGATATTTGCAAAATTGCATTTCTATTTGTTTCTTCTTGAGCTTCAAGTCCGTAAGAAACATTTCCTCCGTTCTGCACTTGCTGCTCATTAAAAACAGGAACAGCTGCCGACATTCCTAGGAAAGAAGTTGCATTAAAAGATAAATCTATGTACCTGACAAAGAAAAAATAATGCCCAGCTTTTAAACTACCAGACTCTTCTAGTCTTCTAAGCTTTACTACTGGAGTAAAATTGCTTTCGTTTATTAGGTTTATGTATCCTTGAAAAACTTGTTGTTGAGAAAAAAGACGATTGTTGTAGATTCCTGTTTCAGAATTAAACCCTGTGTTTACACTTCTTATAGGATTAAAATTGTCGGTCCAGTAAAGGTTTACAGATTTGTCAAAGTCAATTCTTGCTACAACTCTAGCCTGATGCTCACACCTAAAGTTTAATGCTGTAGTTTTAAAACCTATTCTGTTTAGCGAACCTATTTCTCCGCTACAAGTTTTGGTAATAAGTTCATTAGGGTTTGTAAGTGTAAAGTTTTGAAGAGCTCCATATACTCTATCGAATCCTTCTGAAGTGCCACGAGGTTTAGGGAAAGTACCAATTTCTCCAAGGCCTGGCCTTTGGGTAAGATGCAGACAAAATATACAATACACCATTGTATTCCGTAGCTCCTATAGGGACAAAACCCATTAGTGAGCTGAAACTCTTCTCTATTTCCTTTTATGTTGGCAGCAAAAAAGACCATCTGTATCTTTGCCGGTTATTCTAATGTTTTCAGCATCTTGCATAAACATGTTGGCCACATCTAGCAAAGACACGTCTGTTTGTATTCCTCTTGCAAATCTATTTGTTGTGTAATTTTTTCATTACCAAGCACCTACCGTTTAAATATCCTCCATTACGAATCATCCAAGTTTTTTCCTCAAGGTCTGTAATGGAAAATAAGTTTACATTTCCGATTGCTGCATCATAATGCCCATCGGCTTTTTGCTGAATCCACCTCCATCTATTTTCAGGTATCTTTCCTTCAATGTAATCTTCTTGCAAAAGAGATTCTATTACTGACCAAGCGTAATAATCTATGTATTCGTATTTTAAAGCTATAATTTCTTCTTCGTCTTCTTTTACCATGGGTATTGCATAGTAGTCAATAAACACTTTACCTTCTTTGTAAGGCGCTTTTATCACAGACTTTGCATTCATTTTTGAATGTAAGATATGCCCAGAATAGTCCACAACCCTAAGAAGTCTTATCATGTCGCAAGGTAGCTGAGCAATACCATTTTTTACACATAACTCAATGCACGATTTATGCTCAAGCCATTCTGCAGGAGCCATTTTGAGCGCTTTGTGGTGTATTAAGTCTCTAATTCTTTCTTTTTCGGCTTCAACATCTAATGTAAGCTTAGGAACTTCCCTCTGGATGATACCGACAACTGATTTCCAAGTAATGTATTGCATACTGTATACTTTTTCTTGTTTATATGGATTTCGTCTTGCATTAAATCTTGGATACCTCCATTAACTACAACTTTCCAAGCATACCCTTCTTTCTCTGCCATGTACACTCTTTTAAGCTTGCACTTTTTAGTATCTAATGTAAATATAGGCATAACTCCTTTAGATTTAGAATGAAATTCTACTACAAGCATATCTATTCCAACCCAAGGAAGATTGTATACATTTTTGTTAGTCACCATGTCCTCCATTACCTTTAGCATAGATAGCTCAAAAAGCCTAGACCCTAAACGAGAATATATAGTACCTCTTGGTGTTTCTTTTCCAAACAATTTACCTTTTTTTATTTTAAAGTATTTGCTGTAAGGAATGTAGTATCTATTTTTCTTAGTCGCTCTTACTAGCTTTTGCTTGGTTATTTGCCTTATCCTAATCTTTCTTTTTCTATGATGCCTATACACATATTTAAATGTACCGCATCTACTCCTTTGAGTTTGATATGCCTTTTTCAATGTTCCAGTCTTTTGCATCTTTTCTTAAGTAAGGTGGTGTAAATAAGTCTAAGTTATAACCTCCTAATTCGTCTAACCAACTTTCGCCACAGGATTCTACAACATCAGATACGTCGTATGTTTCTATTAATTTTTTAGAAGGTATTTTGTACATTGCTTTTTTACCCTCTGCGTCTTTAAATTCTTTACAGTCATAATAAGAGATTATCACATGGTGCTCTGGGGTCGAGTTGCAAGTTATGCAATTAGTTTCTTCTCCTTGTGTTTTGTATAGCCACCTAAAAGCTTGACCTCTGTACATTTCAAAAATAACCTTTCCCGTCAAAGGGTCTACTATGTTGTGTGGCTCTAAAGCTATTGCAAAATACTCGTCAATTTCTGTATTGTGTATTATCATTAGTTATCTGGGTTTGCGTTGTGGACTTTATCTATTCTTCTTTGAATCATAAACCCAGCTAATCTTTTTAATACGTTTTGCTCTATTGCGTTTAGTATGCCTGCAGAGGGAACAGGATAGGGGGAATCTAAGTCGCATTCTTTGCAAGAAAGAGGGTCTGCAAAAAGGCCTACAACAATCATTTTTTTCAAAGATGCTATAGGTTTGTTTTTAATTATTGCTTTGTTGTTGTCTACTAAAAAGTAATAAGGTGATGGTTTAGATACAAAGGGCAAACTAGATACAAAATCTTCTACTGTTTCTCTTTTGTCAAAAGATAACTTCCTATCTGCGGTTCCTAAGTACTTTATAGATTTGCTCATACCAAGCAAAGATGGTAAATCTACATACTCTTCTGTCACAGGAGAGCCTTCGCACACAGACCCGCACTTGACGTCTACGCAGCATTCTTGGTAAAATGCAGCAGGAATTGACATTTTAGACATTGCTAGTTGCTCTATGTATTCTGCTCTAGTTACTTGAACTAAATCTCGTATCATTTTTACATTCACACGCTCGTCATCGTATATCCATCCTCCTTGGACCTCTTCCCATATTCTAGAAGATATTGCATTTAAACTATCGTAAGCCATTTAATTTCTTGTACTTTGTTATTACAAATGAATTTACCACTACAGATAGCAATATACTAATTGGAGAAACTAAAATTATTTCTAGGTCCCCTAAAATAGCAAAAGCCATAGATGTTACTACTAAGCCATGGACACTACACATACATGGAGCGCAAGTAAGAAGCGGCTTATGCCACCAGTCTATTAAAAACAAATCCATTTCTATAGAATTAATGCAATCTTCAATCTTTTGCATTTCTTCAAAATTGCCTTGCACTAAAGCTTTNTTNNTTNCTTTTTGCTTTTGAAACAACTCTGCCTTTAAAGCTCTTTTTTCTTTCTTTTTAAAGTTCAGCAAACATTGTCTAAAAGGGTATAGCACCATCCCTTTGTCAGAGATGATGCGTATACCTAAAGTCCAGGCACTAATCATGGCTGTTAGTGCCAGAACAGAATTTAACAGCTCTACCATTAGTCAATTGTAATTGTAATGCTAGTGCCACCAGTTGCAAATGCGGATGCATCAACAACTTCAAAGATACCGTCTCCAGCAGTAGAATCTGCAAAAGATGGAGGCGTAGACGGATACGCACCATTAAGAGCAGCAACTAAAGCAGGGACATCTGCTATACCACTAAACTGGAGCGTAACATTCCCATTAGTGATAGATCCAGAAATAGGTCCATCTGCAAAAGTATCAGACACAACACCACCAGCATCAGTGGTTGCACCTGTTAAGTCTAATGCTGTATCAGACCCTGCGACTACTGGCTCGTTGTCAACTAATGATGTGTTAGCAACAACAAGTGGTATTTGAGCAGCAGGAGGTAAAGATGCATTAAGAGCTGCAATGAAATCAGCATACCCAGGAGCAGAACTATCTACAATAATCTGATACCAGAACTTGGTGCCAGTGGTATGTAAATGAACTGCATTTTGGGTCGTAAGCAAATCTTTGTCAGGCTCTACGCATTCTGGGATACAACCTCTGATGTCAATAACGCAGACATCTTCACAACCCGTAAAGGTTTCGTCTGGGCGTTGACCATGGATATATCCAATCATTAAAGGATACAGTTTTTGCATTTGATCTTTAGTCAAAATTGCATCAGTACCAGGAGTAGTTTCTACAATTTGAGTAGGGTCTAGCTCTGAGTATTCGTCTGGATAGATGTCCAATTTGTTAGGACATGGCACAGTAATAATCAAATCAGAACCAGATGCAACTGCAGTTATACCAAAGAAATCATGCTCGTCGTCATAAGCTTCATTGCTTAAATAGTCTTCAAACCATGTAGCAAACTCAGCACCAGTAACAACTCCAGAAGGAATCTTAGATGGCCCATAAGTTACAGGAAGGCGAGAAGTCATGTGTAAATAATCTTGAATGTCAAAGTTTGCTTGTCTGCGTAAAATCAAAACAAACGCTACTTTTTTACCACATTCATTGCAGTCACCAAAGTCTACATCAGCAAACGAGATAGTGTACACTTGCTCTTCACAAGGAGCTGCACACGTAATCGTAGTTTCTGTAATGAACTCTGTAAAATAATTTAATCGGTTCTCTAGAACCCATTCTCCAGCTTCTAATCCTGGAGTGATTTTGTTTGCATCTGGGTGTTTTACCCATAGATGCGTAGCTCCTAAATCCATTTTTTTCTAATTTTTATTGCGGATTAACATAAAAAGGATGCGGGTGAGGCACTTGCTTGAATTCTGTAGCTTCGACTTGTGCCATAGTTTGTGGCCTGATACTTTCTATAGTTTCTAGATAAGAAAACGCAGCATTGCGAATTATCTCTAGCGTTTGACTTTCTCCAAAAGGAGACATTTCAATACCTTCACCTTTTTCATCTACTTTGATTCTCTTAGGATATTTCAAATAAGAGATAATCAATTCGTGAGCAACACTATCCCCCGATTTTGAGGAATGATTGCGTGGTTCCTTACTTTGTAATAACAACAAGGATACTCAAGCGATTCTTGAGAGTAGTAGCTATTTGTTACGACTCCATACCTATCGTCGCTTAAATATCTTGCTGCTATTGGTTTTGATTTCGTTCCGTCTTTACGACAAGATACATTTTTGTATTGACCTATAATTAAAACACTTGTAAGTATAAGCAAATCTTCTGGCATTTGGAAATATTCTTTGCCTGCTTGGTTTATTCCGTTGTTGGTAAGAGGCTGAGGCATACCCACAAGACCGTTAGTTTCTATATTGACAAACGAAAGGTCGTCTATAGACTTTTGGTTTTGCTGGTGCGCAAAGTATCTTTTCTTAACGTAGTCAAGCTCTTCTCTCCAGATGTGGTAATTAAACTCGTCTGGAGTTGCAGAAGTAGTATTTTCATGCTTAATTTCTGCTAGAAAGGCGTCGTATATTTCTCCGAATGTCATTACTTGTCTTTTTCTTCAAATGTTTTCTTAGCCAAATCTCTTAAGTCTTTAGTCCTAGCTTTGCTATCAAACGCTACTGACTCAGACTTTAAATAAGCTTCTATTCCTGGGCGACTTACTTTTGTAAGCCACGTTTTTCCAATTTTGACAGGAAGCTGATACTCTGCTTGCATTTTTACTTGCTGCATTAACTCAGAAGCTGCTAGCTCTCCTTTGGATGCGACTCTATCTAAAATAGAACCTCCTTCGTAAACACCATCTACAATTTGTTTGTACTTTCTTGAAAGCTCTGAGTTTTCAAGTTTTCCAAAATTCTTAATCGCCTCTTCCATGGTAGCACCCAATAGCTCTCCATATGCTTGAGAAGCAGATGTTGATGGGTGGTATATTGCGCCTAAGTGTCCATTGGGGGCCACTAATGCGTGGTGGTTGATTAACATGTGTATTGCAATACGAGTTTCTTTTCGCTCGTAAGCATTTACTTGAAGAATGTCTTTTGGAATCTCAAAAGCTAGCTCTGTAAAGGTAAATAGCTTTTCTTCTTCATTGCTTTGCTCGTCAACGTAAACTCCTTTTTCGAACTTAAGCAAGGTGAGAAGCTGAAGCTTACCTTCTAAACTTAAATTTTTATCCAAAAGAATAGCTTCTTTTTTGAAGTTAATTTCTTCTTTCTTCTTTTTGAGACTGTCGGCCGGAGAAAAGAAATAGTAATCTTGGTCTTCTGTCATTTCGTCTTTAGATAATGCAATAGCATCATTGTAAGCCAAAATGTTAAAGATAGACTTCTCTATAGGGTTAGATAAATTTAACTCCATGTTGTGCATTACAAGCACAGGAGTGTCACCCTCTTTCTTGTCGTTGGAATAATAGATTGGCACGTTAGCGCTTTGATTTATTTTTTCAACTTCTTCTTTAGTTAAACCTAAAGTCCAGTCNCCTTCAATAATTCCTGTACGTAAATTTACTACTGGAATCATAGTTACTGAAGTTTCTGACTGGTCAAAAGTTAGCATTTTCCATCTTTTCCCAGTTCTTGCCATCGGAAGAGCGAGACACAGCTCCACGCTGCATCTTCGCTTTTATAATTACTTTACCTTCTCCGATTAAATTTGCCTTGTAGAGCAAGTCGTACATTTGCTCTGGATAGTTTTTTTGATTTTCTTGTGTCATTGTAAATAACTATTTTCTTGTTGTTTTATAATACTTTTAGTTTCTACGTCTTACTGGACGGAACTCAGCAATGCAGTTAGGGTTGTGTACTGCTACACCGCACATATTTAGCATGTGCTTAACCTTCTACGTCTGCGGTGGTAGACAAGGTACCTCCTTGCCCCAGGGGCTAGACATTCCATTTACTCTACCGATAACATTTTGACGACCAGCAAGAGAGACCATAGACATCATGTCTTGACCTCCAATTGTAGGTGTAATGTTTACCATGATTGCACGCTTAGACTGCTCAGAACGACCATTAACATCGTATTGCGTTGGTAAACTACGGCTGTCAAAGTAGTTAGATTGAGAAACTAAGAATGTAGCAGATGGTGTCTCATAGTAATTGAAGTTACTACGAATACCACGAACATGGCCATGCAAAGATGCTACGCTAGATTCTTTTTGATAACCACCTTTACCATCAAAGTATAGCACTTCAGGAGACAATTTAAATTCGTTACGAATCAAACGGTCAAACTGTAATCTAAACTCAGTGCCGGGTAATGCCAAAATTACTGGTTTTCGGTGAGTTGTAGACTGGCTGTCAAATCTCATAGAGTACATAATGTCGTCAATCATAGTGAAATCATTCAGTCTGTTGTACTGACGCTTTAGTCTTCTGTTCATTTGGTAGTAAACACCAGTGCCAGACCAGTAGGTTCTCCCTTTGCTATCTTTGCGGAATTTGCCATCTGTGTTGATGTTTTTCTTGGCCCAGAATAGTTGATTATCAACCATACGGTAAGACTCTTTCATCATGTGGTAATCCAACATAGGAATCCAGTATTTCTCTAATTGTTTTTTCTCTCCATTGTAGTAGCACATTTGCATTTTTGCATTAGGGTCAATACCCGATGCAGCTGCTAAACCAGTAGAGTTCCATTCCCAACGCTGAGTAGTCATGTAGTTTTTGGCCCAGTCTCCAAAAGGAACTCTAGTCTTACTACCGTGCTCAGAAGCTTCTGGCTTAATATTGTACATGCATTTGCACTCTTTTCCTTTTTGCAATAAATATTGAGGGACATATGCACCAGTAGCGCCTTCGCTAACAAGAAGCTGAACTCTTACACGCATATTTCCATCTCCCAACATCTTAGGTGGAGCAGTGATAATTACTTGAGTGGTACCGTCAGCAAGCATAATTACATCGTCTTGCTCGCCGATTTGTTTGCTTAAAACCATGTAAAAAGGTTGCCCACCTAAGCCGATTTTTGAACCGCCGGCAGGAGGAACTACATCTTCGGCAATTCTGTACACCCAGTTCATAGGAGCAGCAATTCTCCAAGCAAATTCGTGATTCGATATAGTCTTAACGTTTTTCATTATGCGGCCACCGTGCTGCATTTTGTCGTTGTCGCCTATTACTTTAGTCGTGTTTTTCTGAGTGTAATACAACAACTCAGATATAAGGCCTGTGTTCTCTGTAAAATGTCGTGCCACAGAATCTAAGATATGTGGCTTAACTAATAATACATTACGCAAGTCGTTGTATTGCGTCATTGGTTGGTTGATAAGCTCGTCTGGCCCACCAGGAATAATTCTGTTTGGTATTGCAGTAGGATCTGACAAACCGATGTTTCCATTTTGCATTTTAATAAAAATTAATTAATTAAATATTTTAATACTCACCTTGGGAAGTGTCAGCAATACGTACTCCATTGTAGCTACTTGACTTACTTTTTCCTCCTTTGTCTTTGCCCACGATTGGATTTAAACCAAGTTCTCCAAATGCTGCTTTGCGCGCATTATTAGTCTTGTCTGTGAAATATCCATTTTTTTTAAGATGCAAAAACCGAAGTACTTCTATTAAAGTTTCGCTATTGTTTTGGATTTCATGAATCAAAGGTGCTGCAGTTACCTTTTTGCCATTAAAATCAATCTCCTTTACAGAAGTCATTTCATCTACAAATTGTTTAAAATCGTTTTTTTCCGACTGGTCAGAAAAAGCAGTAACGATTTTTTTAGACTTGTCAATGTTGCTGTTGATTTTATCAATATAACCTTTACGTCTATTGTTGAAATCTTCAAGAGATTGCTTTTGTTGCGATTCACGTCGCCCTTTTAAGTGCTCTGGAATAGTATTAATAGATTCTTGAATTGTATTCCTAATGCTGTTCGCCATTGCTCCGACTTGCTCAGAAGGCAGTTGCTTGAATTGATTCTCAACACTATTTACTATTTTTTGTATAGATTCTTCTGAAAAAGAACCGTCTTCTTCTGGTTTTATTACGTTGATGCTCTGCAAATGATTCGACATTTTAGAAAATAAATCTCCTTTTACTAATCTGTCATCTGGAGTTGCCATTGTATTTCTCATTTCTACTACAGAGTCTATGTAGTCATTTAATGAAACTCCTTGCTTTACTATATTGTGTAAGTGAGCGTCTTCTGACTCTAGGAAATTCATTGCTTGTGTTTTCCCAACAAGCTTGTTCATTTCTTCTTCGCCAAATGATTCTTCATCTATATTGCTTAAATCTAAATCGTAGCCCTTTTCTTGAGACCATTTGGATATTGCAGATACGTATTGATTGTTTCCTTCGTAAGAACTTTCAACACTCTTTTCTTCCGATTCTGTTCCAGGGGAAGATTCTTTTATTTCAACATCTTTAGTGTCGCTTTTTGGTGATTCGCTATTTGAATCTTCAAAGTTTTCATTGTAGAACTCAGGCGTAGAGCTGTCTGCTATTTTTACGTCTGGCGCTTGAATGTCTTCTACAGGGATTGCATTTTCTTGCCCTAAATCTTGTGGTGTGTTATCAACTTCCATTAGTCTTTGATTTTTTCTTTGCTTCTAGTCTTGTGAAGCTCTATTTTATTTTGAATATTGTTTAACAGCATCTGCGTTCTTTGATTTGCAGCGCTTACTTTTAACTCTTTTTCGTTAAGCTCTAAATACTTTTCTTCTATCTCTTTTTCGTTCTCTACACTTTGCTTATCTACAGCTATTTTCTCTCTATCTACAGCTATCTTTTCTTTCTCTATCTCTTGGTCTAATACCATTTCTTTTTCTTTCAAACCCATTTCCATAGACTTTAGACTTTGCTTTATTTGAGCATCCATCTGCATTTCTTGCATCTTCATTTCTTGTTGCATTTGAACTAATTGCCTCTGAGCTTCTTGAGCATTAGTTTCCGACATTTGCGCAATCTTCATAAATTTCTCTTCGCTATCTTCAAAGTATCTTTGCATTTCGACAATAGACTCCATGTCTAGCAAAGCTAAGTACTCAGATCCTTTGATTTCGCCTTTCTGCAATTTATTCATTGAGATTTGACGAACATTTTGCAAAGCTTCTTTTTCTTTTAGTCCAGAGTTTATGATTATTTTGAAAAATCCGTCTATAGCTCCTGCAGGAAGTTTAAATACTTCTTGCTCTACTTTGTTTAGTACATAAGACCCAGAGTATCCATGCTCTTTTGCGTATTCAAATATGTTTGCAAGTTTAGTTAGAGCTCTTTCATTTAAATCTTCTTGCTCTTGATAGTTTGACTCTACAGAAGCTGCAGATTGCTGTATGGACATTTGCATTGTGCCAACTTGGTCAGTGGCTGCAACTTGCCCTTCTAGATTTTGATAAACTCCAGTAATCATAGACACTAAATTTACTAGAGTTTGCTTTATGTTTGTCAGGTACTGTACGGCTGGTGCTAAAGTGTGGTCATATTGCTGAAACTGATTGAAGCTAGAATTAACTTTTTTACCATTGTTTTTAACAGTTTTTATGTAGGCAACTCCTTGGCTCATGTAATAAGCTACTTCTTGTGCGCTCATACCTTCTGGTCTTCTGAGCTAAATCGTAAACTACGCCACGGACACCAGATATATTTATCAGCAACTCTTCTTTGTAATGAATAATGTTGTATAGCTCTTGAATATCTCTACACTCCCACACCAAAGAACGTGGTTGATTAAATTTGTGTATATTTTTCCCTACAAAAGGAAGCTCTACGTCCCATGGCTTAGCAGGGTTTCTAAATTGATGATCTTTCTTTCCTATGTTAGTCCAGACGTCATCTCCTATTAAGACTCCTTGCCATAAATCAACGCGATATCTCACTTCAATCCTTTCTCCTTTTCTCTTTAATCTCTTTTTCCTTGCATCGGTCTTAGTAAGCTCTTTAGCTTCTTCTACTTTTAAGAATCGAATGAAGTCTGGCTTAGAGCTCAAGTACTTTGAGTCATGCTTATTTGGCTTAATTAATGCAGGAACAGCTACGTATTCTTTCCAAAAACACTCATATACTGAGTAAAGATTTTCTGTTTGGTTTATATGTATCCTGTCATCAAAACCAACTTTGTACCCATCTGGTGTTCTGTCTAAGTTAGATGCGCTTCTATTGTTTTGTACAGGAGCCTGATTTTTTATTTCTTCGATTTGCTTTTTGTCAAGACCTCTGTAGGTTACTACAATTTCTTCAAAAGTCATGTTGCGTAGCCTAACAGCCCAACCTACTTCTTCAATCTTATCTGTGCTTTCAGAATACTGGTGCTCAAAATACTCGGGCCTAACCATTTCCCATGTAGGCTCTTTATTCCCTGGGACAAAATCTATATAGTATATAGGATTGTCTGTAATCATTTTTTCTTCAAAAGCTTTATTTAGTAAAGTCCGTATCCTGTTGTTTTGGATAAAAGACTGTACTAGCTTTTGGGTAATGATTTCTTGAAAGTCTTTATACGAGTACTTAAAGTACTTTTCTATGTCGCTGTACTCTTTTTGGCTTAAATCTAAATTCCTTTCAATTATTTCTTTAGCGTAGTCTAGTTCTCTTTGTATTGCTTGTATTAGCTCTTGCAGCTCAGGCACGTCTGCATTTTCTTGAAGCAACTGTTCTCTAGCCGCAATTAGTTGTCTTTGACTTTCTATTGCTGCTATTTTCTGACGAACTCTAGAAGAGTATTTGCTTATAATCTCTTCAGTCTTTGCTTTTTGTTTTCTTTCTATGCTTCCTTTATCAATGCCATAAGACCTTATTAGCAATGGTCTCATTTTTTCCCTAGAAATTAAAGCACGTAGCTTTGGAGATACTATTGGAATGTGCCTAACTCTAGCAGGCTGCTTAAGAGTAATGCTTTTTACTATTCCGTCTTGACCTTTAATGTTTTTTTGTAGGTTCCTGTACAAATAATCAAAGTTAGAAGAATCGTCAGTGTTGTTGTATATCTTTCTGCAATAAGCATTTCTTTGCTTGTTAGTCTTTGCTAAACGAGCATTCTTAGGAGAGTCATAATTAAAGTCTGACTCGTCTATCATGCTATGCATTTTTTGTTTTGCAAACATCAACTGGTCTTCTTTAGAATACTCTTCTAAAGGCTTTTGCAGTTGCTGAACTATATTTATGTCATTGTGTATGTAGGCCATAAGATTAAGAATAAAAACCGTCTGTGTCTGTAATTGCAGCACCTTCCGAACTGTGAATATACTTTATTTCTCCTTCAACTTCAAAAAAACCGCCTATAAGAGTATTGTTTTCTTCTGCATTAGTCCTGTTGTCGACCTCTATGCCTATATGACTGTTGTCAACCATGTGTTCTAATGAAAGCATATTTGAAATAGTTATATCGCAGTTATGTCTTTTACTGCCAGTACTCTTTCTATACGCTAAAGCTCTTTGAACAGATTCAATATCGTACATGTTAAAACAATATTCTTCAATATATGTAGCATATCTTGATTCCCAAATGTGTTTTGTATTTGGGTCTACTCCATACTTATTATCTACTTTGCTCCCAGGCTTGTTTGCGTAAGTGACTTGGGGTCTTTCTTTTAGTAAATACTCAAATCCATGGTTTTTGTAATAATCAAATATTGTAACATTGGACCATTCTATTAGGTTTTGGCACATGTTGTAGTAGCAGCACAATTTTAAAGTAGAATCAAAAAACTTTTCTGGCTTAGATGGCCTCCAAGTTACTCTCGCTACAAAAAGATTGCTTGTAGAGTTTGCATCTTTATAACCTTTGTATATAGTGCAGCTACCTTCTGAGTCTGACGTAGGAGCTCTTGGTTTATCGTAAGGGTCAGTGCCTCCACCGTAAAGGCCGTCAAAAATTGGATCGTTAAAATAAAAATCAAAGCTATCGTCATTTGTTGGACTCTTTGGTCTTTCTGGGTGTTCTATTATTAAGTAAGGGTACTTAGCGTCTCCTTCGCTATCTGTTTCTGATTCTTTTCCAGCAGGAGCAGGGACCCACCTCACACCAACAACTCTATTTGCTTTACCGTCACTAAACAATGTTTTTTTATTGGCTTTTGCTTCTGCAGAGTAAATCCATTCTAAATTTCCGTACTGCAATTTTTCTTCCCAATTTTCCGTAAGTAGTATTTTTCTTTGCTTTGTTAACTTTTCTGTATTAAAAGGAGATAGCCCAGAGACAGAAAAAGCTTCTGAAGGTGTAAATGGGTACTGAGTCTTTTCATCGTGCAAAGCTTTTTTATCGTTCTTTAGCTTTTCTCTATTTTTTTGATGAAGAAACATACTTGGCTCTTTGTATGAATTGCCATCGTAATCCATCACGTAATACTTCCAAGCAGGAAAGAATGGGCAGCATTGAGTCCCAGGAGGAATGCCACTATCCCAAATATTTTCTACAGCAAGTAAGTCGTATTTTTCAGGGTTATAAAACATGCTCATCATCTGAGCAACACCTTTGTCCATTTCTCCGCCTGTTCCAATAAAAACAACTATACGTCCATCCTTAGAACCCATCTCTTCTATAGAAGGGACGACCATAGAATAAACTCTTTTAAGTAAAGGATTTATGCCGGCTTCTTCCATTATTACCAAAGTAGGAGATTTTCCTGATGCAGCCTGCGCATTGTCTTTGGTCGTTATAGCAAAAACTTTAGACTCATATCCTTTTACTACTCCAGAAGCTGTTTTGTAGCCAGACATAAACTTTTCTATCTTATCGCTCCCCGCTTTTCTTCTTTTATAAAAAGGTCTAGCAGCATTAGCCTTGTCTGGAGAAAAAGCGTCTAACCCTGTTCTGCATTTAAAAGAAGTGTTTTCTGCATACGCATCTAGCCCTGCAATAATTAGTGTTTCAGAAGCGTTGTAAAAAGTATATTCGTAAGCAGCAAGAGCTGCAACTTTTTCAGAGAATCCAATTTGGCGTCTCTTTAAAAACATAATGTTTTTCTCTTCGTCTCTTGCTTGCTGTACTAGTTCAAAAAACTGCTTATCCAAGTCTAAAAATCTTGGAACAATATATCCAGAACCACGCTTTTTTCCTTTTATTCTCCAAAAGTTTAAATAAAAATAGTTAGGCCCATCTAAATCTACACCTCCAATAGAATAGCCCTCTAAGCACCTCCTTCTTTCTTCGTACCAATAATCAAGATATTTTTTAGGGTAATTTACTCTAATTATCTTTTTTGATTTTTTATTGGGGTCATCGTACACTTCCCAAGAAGTAGAATACTCTGGTGGCTTATGTTCTAAGTCATAAATCACTGGGCTAAATAGTTCTACGTTTTTAAACCTTCCAGTTTTTTCATCGTAGCACTCAATGTCTTTTGACAACCTACTTCCGTAGTAACTTCTTTCGTCTACTGGTATTGTGCCATTTTGTACATACCTTGTTCTTGAGTCTATCGTGTATCCACATACTTCGATTAGACGTTGTTTTTTTGCTTTTCTTTTTGCCATAGGCTAGTTAGTCTGTGCATTCACAATTAAAAAGACCTCCATTTTTATTCACTTGCGTAAAAGAGCTCCCTCCTATATTCTCTTGCATTCTTTGAGTGTCGCAACATCTATTAGAAATTGCTTTTTTGTCTGGGCTTGTTTTGTTTAAGCCTGTTAGGTTTGGCCTAGTCCCTCCTGTTTTCATTAGTTGAGACTTTTTCTTTAAGCCGTTTTTAAAGTTGATTGTTGAAATAAATAAAGACATAAGTAAAGTTTTTAGTTTATGTACATTTAGGACAAAGAGTTTCTTTTATTTTTTTCGCTATGTAGTAAAAAACCTTTGTTGGATTAATTCTTTCAGAGTTAGGAACTACTACACTTCCAGAGTTTTCTTCTCCATCTGTGTTGGTCCCAGTGTAAATGTAGTGACCAGATTGATTCTGCGGTAACTCTTTATGAAGTTCAAAATGAAAGTTTGCTTGACCGTTTTCGCAGTCTACGAACACACAATTGAACGATTCAACATTTTCCCCTATTTCTAAAATGGTGATTTTACACATATTTTCTTTTAAAAATTTACAAAGTTAATAATATCCGTAGGGCTTCCTCCCTTTAAGCTATCTAGCAAACTAAAATCTAATAATTGAAATAGATTAGCTATTACTTCTGACTGAAAGGGATTGCTTTGCATTACATTTACTACGCAGACTAAAACCGATATAGCCCAGAATACTTTATGAGCTTGAAGAATCCTCTTGATTGTTTTTGATGTCTTTTTCATACTGCTTTTTCATTTCTTTAATTGAGTTTAAAATATGATTTTTGTCATCGGTTTCTTCTAGTGCTTTGATTATGTTGTCTAATTGCTGTCTGAACTTGTCGTATAGATACAGCCTAAGTTTAGTAAAAAGTTGCTTTGTGTTGTCGTCTGATTGTGAAATCTTTTGCAAAATATCCCAAGTAAAATCAAAATTAGTACTGTGCATGAGACGATAAAAATCATTTAAGCTTTCTTCTTGCTGCCATTTGTTTAGGATTACAGATACTGGCAAGCCTATTAAGCTATAGACAACTGCAACAATACATAAGATATCGTTAAAGTCCATTGATAGTGTATTTTATTTAATCACTCTATATGAAATATTGTTTCGTAGTTTGAGTTGATTATAGTTTTTTATATTAAGATTTTATCTCTTCGTGTAAGACTGCAAATTTAGAGGAAGGAGCTACAAGCATACCAAAATACGCACTGTGCCAATACCCTTCACGCAAGTACCCTCTTACTGGAAAAGTAAGGATTCCATACTCTTCTGCTTCAGCTATACTTATTTCTTCTCTACTTACCATGTTTGCTATTTTAGCAGTAACCAAGTAAGTGTAATCTTTTCCAGCAGCTTCGTTTTCTTTATACTTATCTGCGACTAAAGCATCTAAGTAGTCTTGGTCTTCAAAAACTTCATAGTCTGCATCTGGAGCTTCTTCCGCTATTACTTGCGGCTCTTTCCATTCATGCCCAACAGGCAGCATGTCTAAGTCAAAATCGTAAAACTTATATCTATAAATATTCACTATGCTTTTTTTATTGATTTTTGCTCAATTGAAATTTGCGCGCTATGAACACAAAGTCTGCTATTTTTAGCTTCTGAAGAAAACTCTAAAATCCATTTGTAGTTAACTCCTTTTTTAAGAGTAAAATCACCAAAAGCTATTTGAGGTATTTTTGTGTCTGTTCCCGTGTTAACTTTTCCAATTACTTTTTTAGACTTTATTACGTCAGCAATAACTCCAGACCCTCCTATTTCTCTGCTTTCAATTTTACTTTGAAATAAAACTTTTGCTGGATTGTTATTTTCGTAAACTAAGACTCTAAAAGACATAGAGTGCTTGTTGTTGTTAGTGCTCCAATACCAAAAAGCATTCAACCTATAGTTATCTGTTTTAGGGCAAGTAAAAGATAATCCTTCACCATATTCTTCATAAACATTTATCTGGTTATTGACCAAGGCTCTATCAAGTAAAAAAGAATTGTAGTAAAAAGAAACATTTACTTCTTCGTTAGAAACATAAGAAAATAAATCNTTTATTTCTAATCCTTTTTCATCTACTAAGTAAATAAGCCCTTCCGTAAGAGCATTCTGTAAGTCAGAAGAGTGTTTTATCTCCTCTAACTCTAGTTCGTTTTCGTTAGAGCTAGAGTCGTACAGGGTTAAGTTATTTATTGGGTGTTTTAACTCAATTTCCCCTAAGTCCTGTATGACTGTAGTTCCAACTGTATTAAGAATAATCTTACCCATTACTCAGTAGGTATATCTTTGAAGTCGTCAGAGCTGCCATTGTAAAGCTCGCCATCAAGCAAATTGCTTTTTTCATCTGTAACAGCAGGATAGACATCCTCACCTAATTTGCAATATCCATCCAAGTCCGGGTAAAATTCTGCTTGAGTGAAAAATGCCGTTGGATTGTCAGGGTCGTTTGATTGGTTTTGAAAGTATTCAGAAACAAATGGCCCTGTGAATTTTAGGCTAGAAGTGATAAGATTATTAACGCCACCATTCCAATTTACACCAGAAAAACTAGATCCTCCAGTCCCAGACCATGACTCGCCAATCTTTAATCCTCCAGTAATGTCTTGCGAATCAACCATGCTCTGAGGAATAGGCAAGTTAGCTCTCATAGCATAGTTTCCTGTTGATGGATCACCAAGGTAGTATTTTAACCTTTTAGAGCTAGAATCATACACAAACAAAATACGCCCAAAATCAGTTGGCCTGTACCATGTATTTGCTTGAGCACGGCTTGTGCCGTTGTACAAATCATTGTTTGAAGTTACATATAAGCCCCAATTAGTACTAGCACTTGCCTTTAATGTAATATGAACACCGCCACGGCTAAACAATGTATAGTTTTGTATTCCACTTGGAGCAGTTAATCCCACCAAGGAAATTCCAATTGTCCAGTCTTGTGTAAAATCAAGTACATTGTTAGCGTTGCTAAAGCCAATGTAGTCATTTACTCCGTCTAGGTCTATGTATTTGTTAGACTGATTACCCACTGTACTAAACTCAGATAGTGGAACAAAGTCAAGTACATCAAACGACCAAAACTGTATAGACTTTTGCTCGCCACCAATAAGGACCGTATTTAGTCTGCCAGGGGTTGGTGTGTAATCGTTCGTAGCTACGGCTTGTAAAGCCTCTTCTTTGCTTTGAAATAACCTTTCAAAACTATTGAACTGATTACCAAGACCTCTAATGCTCAGTTTATCTACTGCTAGATTATGAATTGTGCTACTCATTTTTTATTTTTTTAACCTATTTTACAATTTTTTACATAAAGAAATCCTTGTGCAATCCCAGCTCTTAGATTTGCTTCGCTTACTTGCGGCTCATAAATACTCGCCCATCCTCCTGTGCCAGTTTTGTATATTTCTATAGACTCACTTTGAGTTAATTCTTCGCCATCAATAACTAAAACAAGCGAACCGCTGTAAATACCTTCTTTTACTTGTTCGCTTTCAGAAATTGCTGTGTCGCTTAAAGAGTTGCTGAGGTCAAGGGACTGCCCAGGTAAAACGTATCCATCATTTTCGTCAATCGTATTTACATCTATTTGGTACCGATTTATTAATTGGGTAGTTATCTGTTGTTGTGTTTTTAACTATCATGCTATGTATTTTTTTCTATACTGTAAAGTACATACGTTGTTGTTTGTCTGAGTGCCATTCCATCTTAATGAAACATAAGACCCTTCGTTTATCGTAGTTGCTATGTTGGGAAGTAAAAATCCTGTGGCGCTGTTATCTACTGTAAATACGGCAACAACAGCAGCGTTGTTCGTTCCTGTAGAAGTGTTTGAGTATAGCCAATAATTCCCAAGGCTTGCCGTACCAGGTGTCCTGTTGAAAGACAAACCGACTACAAATATTGTAAAATCCAAAGGATACCCTACACCTAAATCATTGCCTACGGTATTTCCGACTCGGAAAAATGTGTTATTAGGAGTAGTGCCTTGGTCGTTAAATGTAGTTTCAAATATTTGCTCAGACAACCAGTTTGTGCTATCGTAGAAATAAAGAAGCTGGTCTACATTGTTAAACCACAACTTGCTAGTATCTGTAGGAGGATTTGGCCCTCTTTCTACTATTTTCCCAGAAGACAAGGACTCGTTTACAAAATTTAAAATATTTGGGATTGTGACGGAATTTTCATCCACCAAAGCAACTTGATTGTTGTCTATTGCGTTTTGTAGATCCTGGGAGTTTCTAAGTTCTTGCAGCTCAAATTCATTTTCCGAAGAGTCAGAATCGTATAGAGTTAAAGAAGTAATTGGGTGTGTAAAATTAACATTACCTAAATCTGGTATTGTTACACTACTAATAGTGCTTAGAATTACTTTGCTCATATTTTTTAAGTGTTTATAATTTTAAACCACGCTGTTATTCTAGGGCTATTTATGCTTCCTACTGAGTTTTCTGCCCTAAGTCTTATTTTGCTACCAGAAGGAAATGGTTCGTTCAAATCATTCACAAAGCCAAATGGCTGTGTAGTTATTGATAAAGAATAAGCAGAAACATCATCTTTATACACATGAGCTTCCCAAGTTTCTGCATTTCTAGTCCCAGCAGTTACCGCAACCAAAATGCAATCAAAAGGAATTTGCTCTGGAGTTTGGTTGTAGAATACATCTCCAAGTTTTAAATCTCTATCCAAGCTACTGTTTCCGTTTCTTGCTCCAGTAACTTTAAACAATGAGAAATTTTCCTTAGAAGCATTTCTGTAAATATTCATCATGCGCAAACTTTCTTCTTTAGAAAGGTCTGCTCCGTCCATACTTACAAGAGCTAAGTCATTTTCTATAGCACTATACAGTTGGGAAGAATTTAAAACATTGCTTACTAGATTTGTATTTGAAAGCAATGCAGTAGCCCCAGGCAAACATAAAGAATTATTTAACTGGGGTAGTATAATTTTCTCTAAAGAAATATTTGTATATCCTATTGTTACTATAGACATATCTTACATTTTTATGTATTGTTTTCCGATATTGGACTCTAACCCTATAGTGTCTCCATCAGTGTAAGGTATTTTATAAAAACCTTCAGTTAAAACAGCAGTTTCTTTCTGAGATGGATTGCTTTTGCTGTAATACTCTAGCGATGTGATACTGGGGTCTTCTGAAATGCTAATAAAACTATTGTCCTTTGAAATAGTAAGCAGNTTGCTACCAATCGCTATGTAGCCATCAATGAAGTCAAGTTTAGTTAAATCAAAGGTTTCGGAAAGTTCTTTTAAATTATCTATCTTGTTTGAAGTATCTATCTCTGGACTGCAAATAACTACGTGCATTGGGCCAAAATCACAACACTTTTTAACGAAGCTAAAAGTCATACTGTCTGTGCTTTCTTCTTGTAAGTCACTAAGTATGCTGTCTATTTCAGCTCCAGTCAAAGAAACTGATACTTGACTATCTGAAGTTTTTATCATGCAGCCCTGTTCTCCATTGCTGATTTCTAATGTTACTATGTTCATTTTTGTGTTTTTAGAGTAATGGGTCAACTAATAAAGTGTCAATTATTTGATTTACACCTCCGCCTGTTGCGCTTACTGGGGTATTTGATTCTGACCTTATAACCTTTAAATCTAAAGCAGAAGGCACTACTGAATTTCTAATAGATGGCGACAGGCTTGAATCTAGTTTTATTGTCAAGCCTTTTATAGTGCCTTGTACCAAGGCGCTATCTACTGCCGTAGTACTGGTGCCTATAGCTATGCCAGCCGAATTAGGATTTGTGTTTCTGATATACCCAGATACTATTGTGTTGGCTGCATTGACAAAAGCAACCGTAGCCGTATTAACAGCTACTGGGGTATTGTTTTCATTTGTAACATTTAGATTTACCTTTACGAATTTGTCAAAAGTATTAAAGAAAACAAAAGGAAAGTTATTGTTAGAATTCCCTGTTAGGCATATAGAATTAAACGTAGATTCGGTGACGGAAGAGGTCAAAGGGTTTAGCACTCCTGCTGATCTAAATACTCTGTTTCCGTGATTAGAGTTTACATCTATAGTTCCTTGGGAGTCGTCAAAAGTCGCTGTAGACAAAAGGAGCAATAATAGAACCGCTGTTTAGATGTAGTATGCCCTATTCTAATCCTTTTAGAATTAGTCTCATTGAAGGACCTTAGCCTAATAGTTCCACCACTACCAGTGTTGTAACTAAAGTCATCGTAATCTATCACTAAGTCAGTATTGGTAATGTAGCCAACTTCTATTTGGTCGTAGTTTGAAAAGGTCTCTTGCTTCCAGGATCTACCTTTTAATGTTAGTTTCTTCCTAGTCGGCAATGTTCCTACAATAGATGAAACTATTCTAGTAGAAATCATACCTCTTTCTCTTTGAATGACATTTCCAATCATTGAAACTTCTCCAAATCTTTGCCATCTAAACCTAACTTTACTATCTAACAGCCTGTACTCCCAGTACAACTTTGTTTCTTCGTTGTCAATTCCAAAAGAAGAGTCAATAGACCTACCAAAAATAAATGTACCGTCACCAGTTATATTAAACGTAGCTGGGTTTGCTCCGTCCTCAAAATAGTTTACAGTAGAACAATTAGGTAGATATTCTAAAGTCGCTCCACTCATCATGTGTAGTGTGGCTCCATCTTTACAAAGTACCTGAGCGCCATTATCGGTTAAGTCTGCTCCTGCAGCTCCTACAGTGTAAAGCCCAGGCTCTACAACTACTGTTTGGTCCAGCAGTTGCAACGCTCATTGCAAAAGTAGGATTAGCAAAAGGGAGTATGTTCTATCGTAAATACCTAAAACCACAGCTGCTAAAGCCAAGGAATCATCTCCATTCTTTGCAACTCTTAATCTATTTGCAATTCGTTCTTCTGCAGTGATGCTTGCAAATAAATCAACTAAGTCTAAATCGTAAAAAGAACCGTCTGTTTCAGTTATTCTAATTGTATAGAAAAAAGCAGGGTCTGTATTTGCTTGGGGGTGGCGGGTAAATTCAGAAACATTTACATCAGTAAAGGCTTCTTGAGGAACTTGAGTTTCTACGGTGGTTCCGTCGGAAAGAGTAAGGACTACAAACCAATCTGGAGACCTAAAGTCAAAAGCTATTCCTGTTACAAAATTATCCGCTCCGCTCTGGTTTGCTGTGCAGCATTCTCCATCTGTATTTTTCTTTTGGAATTTTGTTCCGTTACCTGGGAAAAAAGACATATTTGTATTTTTATGAAAGGTCGCCGTACTGCAACCTAATGTGCATTGGTTTTTGAGACTCAGGTATTTCAAATAAATAAAGCGGAGCTCCATCTATTCCATCTTCATCTCCAGTCTCTTCTAATACGATTTTTGACTCGTATTCTTTGTATAGTTTTTGAGCTAACATCATTGAGTCAGCATACAACTTGTACGTCTTCTGGAGAATTCCCTTCTTGGTTGTACATTTTCCTCCAGTAGTGTACTTTTTTTCTTACACTATCTCTAATTCTTTCATTGTCTGTGTAGATGCAAGACAAATAGAAATCTAAAAATTCAGCTACTTCATTTATTTCTAGAACTTCAGAAAGGCTTTCTCGCCCTTTAAATAGAGCGTACTTTTCTACAACTAGTTCTTTCCTTTCTTTTATAGGATACTTAATATAAACGTTTTTGTTGCCTAGTGAATCAACTTTGTGGTATACAAAGAAAATAAATTTTAATGTATCTACAAAAAGCCTGTTAGACTTTCTTCTTATTGTAAGCCTTTTTTCTAAAGATTGAAACTCTTTTGTTGTTTTTCCTACTGGAGTTACGCAAACATCTCCTTGGTACAAGTACAGCATATTATTTTTTTATTCCAAATTCTATTCTAGTCTCTTCCGGTAAGCACCAGATTTTTTTTAATCCTCCGTTAATTGCAGCTATGTGACTATCTTCTTTGCCATTTGCATCTAAAAAAGCCTTCATTAGATTATCTAAGTCAGGCTTTTGAGTGTGAAGTTTTCCGACTCTATCTCTGTATTTCTTTAGCTTAGTATTGGGGATAGGCATATAAAACCTTAAGTATTCTATCTCGGAAGGTATTTCTTCTACCTTTAACTTTTTGAGCTCCCAAGCGATTGTTTTTTTGTAACTTACATAAGAAGAAACTCTACTACCATTTTTAGAATGATACATAGACTTTCTACCGTTAGACCTTACAGCGCCCATGGGGATAACTTTAATTACAAAATCTTTAGTAGTCGCTGACATGGTTTCCTTTATAGTTTGTTTTTTCTAATTCATTTTCTACTATCTCTTTTACAGCTTTAGCGTATATTTTTGCTAAGTTGTACATTTGTGCAAGTTTAGAACCAGACAACTTGGTCCAGCCACTGAATGGCTTTTTATTGTCTTTGCAATTAGCCCATTCTTCTAGAAAAACAATTATCTCTTCACTTGCACTGGGGTAAAACTCTCTGATAGTTGGTACTACATTTTGCATAACAATCGTTCTAGATTTGGTTTTTGAATTATTTTATTTTCTACTACTTCTACGTATTCTACATCTTCAATGTTTTTTTCTTCCGACTTTGACACAAACTTCCATCGGCTGCTCTGGGCGGAGTGTTTATCTCTCCAGAAAAGCTTATTTAGCGACAAAACTATATCTCCACTTTCACTGGATGCGACTAGTTCTTCAATAGTGTTAGTTCGTATTATCTTCATTCTGATTTTCCCAAACCAAGTAAATACATCTATAAAGTCTCCTTTTCTTAAATCTGATCTTAGCATGTCTATGTTCTTTCTATAAATAATCTGGAGCCGTTAAAAACTATTGACGGATTTACCCAGTAATAAGAATTGTTTTTAGTTCTAGCAATAAAGCCATTTTTACAAAGAGCAGAAAGAGATTTGTAGACCCAAGCTTTTTGGAACCCTGTAAACCTTTTGCACTCTTGAAGGTCGAAAAAAGCACGACCGTTGTTCATTTGAAGGTTCTTAGTTAAATAAAGAAAAACGGCAATCTCGCTAGTTTTTATTTGTAAGAACCTAGAAATATCTTTAGTAAACAGTTTGACGAACTCTGATTTATCTATAGCCTTCTGAACTGTAATAGCAACATTCTCAGAAATGAGCTCTCCGCTTACATTGGAGTATATAGAGCCAACGTTAGAAGACACTACGCTTTTCTTTCGTTTCTTTATGTCTACCACAAAAGGGGACACTTCGTGCTTTGCTAATAAGTTTAAAGACATACTACAGATAAATAATTTTTAGTTTTTTAACAGCTGCTACTTCTGCAGCGGTTTTAGAAATGGTAGGTTTTGTGCAAAATGGATTACCTCCGTTTATTGTGATAGTTGCTACCCAACCTTTTTTTGTTCGTTTTACTGTTACGTTTATCATCTTGAATTTATTATTGCCCCAGTGGCTATTCCTGCAGAGAAACTAATCAAAGAATTAAACCACCATTGCTGGTACCACTTTTTTTTGTTCTTAATCACATATGTTTGTACTCGCTCAGTAGATGTGCTAGGGTTGTCATGCATTACAGATAAGTGCAATTCATCTGCTTTGAAGAATTTATTTTTGTACGCATAGGTGACCGACACTGTATTATCTATGCTGTAAGATATAGCTGTAGAATCTATGGCCCAGCCTATACTTGTTTTAGAAAAAGAAATATCTCCTTTAAGGTCTATCCATTTGTCAGAAAAAGCAACAGGAACTTCTTTAGACGTTTCTTTAGAGTTGCAAGGTAGCGTGTCTCTAATAGTAATTGTAACTGTATCTACTGTAGAAGTTTGCACTATCGTAGTAGAATGTATTTTATTAGGATTTAATTTCATCTTTCTAAGTTCTTCTTTTATTGATAGTAATTCTTTAGAGGTGGACATCTTCATTTCTTCAATAGTAATCTGCTGCACTTTATACTTTACTCTCTCTCTTCCTAATGTATCTCTGTACCGGCTAACTTCTTTTTGGAGTAGAGAATCATTCAGGTGACTTACATTTTTAACAGAAGACAATCTTTTGCTCTGCTCGCAGTTAGTGGCCAAGAGTATAAGGACAAGTACACTTAGTAAGAGATTCAACATAAAACTTATTTCTTTACCCATGGCTTTATAACATTTTTGTGTCCTTTATTAATGAATTTTTTGTACGCGTTCTTTTTGTTCAAGCATAAGACATAAGCATACCTATTGCCTACCCTATGAATTTCTTTTGTAGCGATTAAATCACCCGCTTTGCTAGGTACTAACTTAGCTTTGAAGTTTCTAAACTCTGATATCTCTCCAGTTTCAGTGTCTAGCCTCCAGACCTTATGCCCTTTCTTAAGCTGCTCTCTACCCATAAAGTGCATCTTGGGCTTTTCTCTAATTTCACCAGGGATTGCTTTTTCTACCAATGGTTTTAACTCTTGACTTTTTAACTCTTTCATGCTTTAATTTTATAGCTATTATTTAATAAACAACATTCCATACCTTGAAACTTTCGTTAAAAGCTTTTTACTTTTCATTGGAGGAATCTTAGAAAGTATAGAAGGGTCAGTGTAAGTATTTTCTCCTTCTCTAAATCCATTCTTTAAAAAAGTAGGTAAGCTATCTTGAGTGCAGAGAGAAACTATTTCAGTTTGACTGTTGCATATTTCGGAAGCTACTTTCTCTCTAACTTTGAAGAGCTCAGCATATATACCTTTGTTTCTAAAATAAGGATGGGTCCAGCCGAGAGAGTAGTTTATCCAGTTTCTTTCTTTGTCGTACTTAAAACTAACTAGTCCTACTAGCACATCTTCTTTTTCATAAAGCAATTCTGTAGTGCGGGAAAAAAAAGCAGCAAGGTAAATCGTATGGTCTTTGTAGGTTAAGTTTTCTTTCTCTAAGCACTTAGTAACTCCTTCTGGGATATCTTCTTGCTCTATTCTTTTTATTGTTACGTTTATCTTTGGCTTTGTAGCTACTAAAGATTCTTGTTGCGTCTTATACATTTTGTCTTAGTTTTTAAAGTTATCTAGTATGTCGTCTTCTTCTTCTTTTTTTAGCATTAATTCTAAGAAAGGACTTGAGATAATGCATACAAATATTGAAAAAGTAATTATTGTAAAAATTAGTTCTATTGCTAGTTCCATATATATTCTAGTTATTTTTAATCAACCAAGCCTTAGCAGCATCTATTTCCCAATTAGAGTTGTTTAATGCTTTTTTGCACGCCATCAAACCCCATCCAGTTTCTCCTCTTAACTGTTTAATTAAATTCATCTGGTAATAATCCGCACTATACGTCACCAAAGATTTATATAAATACTCAGGAATTTTTTCCCAAACCATTCCATTAACATCGCAGTCAATACCCCAATAGTACTTACTGTTTTCTTCTTTTACGTATAGTTGGCCATACGCATTTCCTATTTTCCCAATTCCTTGCATGTTCTCTTAAAAGCTTTGATTAAAAATTAGTTCTATTGCTAGTTCCATATGTATTATAGTTATATGCAATTAACCTTTTATTCTATATTGCACTACTTTTTCAAAAGGTTCTATTATTATTTCTCTACCGA